CCTGCAGGTACAGGGCAAGCATCAGGTGGCATAGACCTCGCTGAACTCGTAAAGCAATATGCAACTATGGGTGGCAGCGTTCAACAGGGTCCAACCTTTACAAGTCAAGATGCTAATGTTGCTGTGCAGACTATCTATCAACAGATTCTTGGGCGCAATGCTGTAGGTGCAGAACGCACTCAAGGTATTAACATCTTTTTAAATCAACCAGCCGAAGCCGGTGCTGATGTTCGTCAACAGGCTGTTCTATCTGCAGTTGAACAAACACCAGAGTTTTTAAAGCGACAGGATAATCGCTACTTAGATGCCATTTATGCACGAGTAGCCAGAGAGGTTCAGGAGGCACAAGGATAATGGTTAGCCCCGTAGGTTTACCACCAGCCACAGAATCTGCTGAAGAACGCCTCCGCAAACTTGGAATCGCTATCTATCAGACTGAGCAAATCCTTAAGAGCAAAAGTCCAAATAGCGCTGAGTTCAAGAAAGCAACTAAAAACTTAAAAACCCTTAAAGCAGAATTTGCTAAAGCAGATGCTGAAGTAAACGCTCAACGCAAGAGTCAAAGAAAAGCCAAGATTGAAAAAGATAAGGCTAAAGCCCAAGAGGATTTACAACGCGCTGAGGCTTTGGGTGATGAGAAAAAAGCAGCAGATGCTAGACAGCGTATTGAAGATGCTGGCAAAGAAACAACCAAAGTTGACGATACTAAGTCTGAAAAAGACATTAAAGAAGAAGTTGATAAGTCTAAAGTGCGTGGTTACCTTGGTAGCGGTACTACAGACAAACCATTAACCTTTAACGGAGAACCATTTACCGGAACCTACAAAGGCAAAAAGTACGAGAATGGTATCCTTGTCAAAGAAACACCAACTGGTGCTGGTGATGCTGTTGTCGCTGGTGAAAAAGACAAAGACAAGACAAAGTGGCGTTCCTATCTTCGTACCACATTTGCTGCGCTAGATGACAAAGAAGAAAAAGCAGAAATTGACCTTTTGTTTAAACAAGCCCGCCAACAAGGTTGGGATGAAGATACCTTCATGGAACAACTTGAGGGTACCAAATGGTGGCAAGGCAACTATCCATCCTTCCGTCAATTCTTCCTTGAAAGCAATGACCCTCGCAATGCTGGAACTTTTGCTGAAAAAGTAAAGAACAACATTGACTCTATCATGACAAAGTTAGAGGCTTTGGGAATTACCCCACGGCAGGTTGACTCACAAACTGGGCGCATAATTGATAACTCAGATTTTATGGAAGGCATTGCCCTAGAAGCAATCAAGAATAATTGGGATGATGACCAACTAGAGAATTACCTATCCACCAAGAGCAACATCATCTTTACTGGTGGTGGCGTGATTGGTTCTTATCTTGACCGCATCAAACAGAACGCTTATCTTTATGGAGTAAATATTGATGCCAATATGCAACAGGCTATCAACACATCTTTGTTAGACCCACTAGATGGCAGAGATTACAATTACTGGCTTAATAGCATGAAGCAAATGGCTATTGATGCTCCAGAGAATAAACCTTTTGCTGAATCACTTAAGTCAGGGCGAAGCCTGTATGAAGTAACTAGTAGTTATCGCAATCAGATGGCTAACCTTTTAGAGGTAGATAGTACCGCTATTACATGGGGCGACCTTATGGGCAAGGTGCTTGATAAAGAAACAGGCAATGCTCGTACCTTTGCTGATTTTACTAAGGCGCTAAAGCAAGACCCACTATGGCAATACACTAGAAACGCAAGGGAAACTTACGATGGTATGGCGCTTGACTTGGCTAAAATGTTCGGGTTTGCGGGGTAACAATGGCTAAACAATATACTCAAGCAGAGTGGGCGAGGATTCAATCTCGCTTGCCAGAAGAAGATAGAGTTCCATACGCAGAGTCTCCAGAAAAATTTGATACTCCAGCAGATGTAAGAGCAAGAACCCAAAGGTTTGCTCAACGAATTGAGCCAGGTGTAACTGAAGAAGAATTTCCAACGAGCGTCACTACTCCACGTGGTACAGCAACTTCAGGTTCCTCAATAATAGATTCAGAGCCAAAGCGTTATTACAATTATTTTACTGGTGAGTATGTAGATGACCCAAGTAAAATAAAACCTCGTGAAGGTATGGGTGGTCCTGAATCTGGCGGTAGCGCAATTCAAGTTGAGCCACCAGTAGTAACAAGCCCTTGGAAAGGTTCTGGTACAACGGGCGACCCATTGACCTATAATGGAGTTCCCTATACAGGAACATACAATGGTGCTAAGTACCTTAATGGTGTTCTTCAGAGTGATAATAACCAAAATAAAGGCGGAACTTTTACTGGTTCCGGCACAACTGCCGACCCACTACTTGTTGATGGCGTGCCGTATAACGGCGTTCTTGGCGGAGTGCAATATGTCAATGGCGTGGCTCAGACTAAATCTACATCTGACCTTACAGCAAAAGACATAGAAGATAAGGCTCGGCGTTCTGCACAGCAAGAGTTTTTAGCCTCTCTTAGTGAATTAGGTCTTGGCGATTTATACGACACCATAAATGAAATGATTGTACAAGACTACACAGTTGCTAAAATCAAACTAGAATTACCAAAAACGGGAGCCTACAAACTTCGCTTTCCCGGTATGAGCGCTTTGAAAGATGCAGGTCGTGCTATTTCAGAGGCTACCTACATAGCCAATGAGCGTGGTTACTTACAAACATTGCGTGCTTATGGATTAGATACCGCAACCCTTGGTAACCGTAGTTCATTAGGCACATACATAGCGAATGAAGTTTCTCCTCGTGAGTTTGAAGAACGCGTAAACATGGCTGCTACTAGGGTCAAAGAGAACCCAGATGTCATGGCTACCTTCAAGACATATTATCCGCAAGTTGATGAAGGCGGAGTTATCGCCTATATGCTTAATCCTAAAGCCGGACTTGACATCATCAAGAAGCAGGTTCGCACATCTGAAATTGGTGCTGCTGCTACAAATGCTGGCTTTGCTAAAGAGATTATGGGAGTCATAGAGTCTGCTAACTTGGTACCTGCAGTTGGCGAAGCAACCTTTGCTCAGATTGCTCTTGAGTTCCAGCGTGCTCGCCAGTTGGCTAATACACAACGCAGATTGGCTCAGATTGAATACCAGCCATACACAGACCTTGAGGCAATCGGGGCAGTTGTTGGCGATGATGTAACCAAGATGCTTGCCTCTGAGCGTAGAGCGCAGCGTGAAGTATCACGCTTTGGTGCTCGTGGCGGAATCACTGGCGCAAGTCTAAGAACCGCAGAAGCAGGAATATAAGAATCCCCACCATGACCGACCAGCCCATGGGGGCGTACAAGACTGGTAGCAATAGCCGACATAGTTTCCCCGAACTATAGCGTGGATTGCGAATACAACTAAGAAAGGGAGATAGGTAGATGACTACCAATTACTACGATGACGAAGATGACGACACCTCAACAGATGTTGTTGCTCAACTCCGCAAAGTAAACCGCTCGCTAGAAAAGCGTGCGAAAGAACTAGAACAGGAGTTGTCCGGTCTTAAAACACAGACCCGTCAGCGTACTGTCAAGGATGTATTACAGGCTAAAGGATTAAATCCAAAGATTGCTGCTTTCATCCCACCGGATATTGATACCTCTGAGGAGGCAATCAATAACTGGGTGAATGAATACGGTGATGTGTTTGGAGTCCAGACTCAATCTGAGGATAAGCCTGCAGAGAAAAGTCCAGAAGTCAAGGCTCAGGCAAGAATCAATAACATGGTCGCCACTGGCACTGCGCCAGATATTGACGAAGATGCTTTTGCAAAGATTGCCAACGCTAAGAGCAAAGAGGACTTAGACATACTCCTTGGTTTGAATTAACCCACATCAACCAATCACCACAGGAGGTGAACCTACATGGCATATACCGACACCTCGGCTCTCGGTGGTCTAGTCAAGACCGCTTATGACCGTTATGTTGAGTTTGCCCTCCGCGCCCAGCCGATGATTCGTGCTGTTGCGGACAAGAAGCCTGCACAACAGGCTATGCCGGGGTCATCCGTTGTATTCTCACTTTACAACGATTTGGCTGCCGCTACTTCTACACTCACAGAAACAACTGACCCATCAGCAGTTGCATTGAGCGATGTAAGCACTGTATCCGTTACTCTAAATGAGTACGGCAATGCTGCTCTCGTAACTCGCAAGTTGCAGTTGTTCTCACTATCCGATGTTGACCCTGCTGTTGCAGACATCATCGCCTTCAACATGGCTGATTCCCTAGACATCGTTGCACAAGATGTGCTTCGTGCGGGAACCAATGTTCTTTACGGTGGCAGCGCTACAAGCACCGCTACAGTTTCTGCTGCTTCAACCATTGATTCAGCAGACATCCGTAAGGCTGTTGCTAAACTCCGTGCTAACAAGGCTGTTCCTCGCGCAGGAAGCCTCTACTGGGTTGGTATTCACCCAGAAGTTTCGCACGACCTCCGCGCTGAGTCTGGCTCAGTCGGCTGGCGCGACACCCACGCACACACCGATGCTTCACTCGGCAACCTATTTGCTGGAACCATCGGAACCTACGAAGGCGCGTTCTTCGTTGAGAACCCACGCATGTACTCGGCTAAAGCCGGTGCAGACCAGACAGCACTCTCCACTTCTCCTGCAGTAAGCGGAGTTTCTGGCGAGTTCACAATCGTGGTAGCAAATGGTGCCTTCGGTGGTCGCGCTGAGGTTGGAGATAAAATCTCCGGAACCAATGTTGGCACAGGTGCAAAGATTACAGCAATCTCAGTTGGCGCAGTAAATACTACGCTAACAGTTTCTGTTGCTAACTCAGGCACAGTTGGAACCAACACCCTAACAGTAACTCCAGTAACTCGCGTATTCAGCACAATCCTTTGCGGTAAGCAAGCATTGGCTGAAGCAGTTGCTCAGGAGCCAAATGTTATTATCGGACCAGTTACCGATAAGTTGATGCGTTTCCGCCCAATCGGTTGGTACGGTGTCCTTGGATGGAGCCGTTACCGCGAGGATGCGCTATATCGCATTGAATCCGGTTCATCAATCGCCGCTCTCTAGTTGATTGACTCTGTAGGACAGACCCTTGAAAGTCTGCCCTACGGGGTGAGTCCATTAGGAGGACCATGGCAAACTATTACTTCACTACCCCAACGGTAGAAGAAACACCAGCCGGGGATAACATCCTATTTGCTCGCTATCCACTGACCCGTGGCATTGCTGTCATTCGTTTAAACGGGGTGTATTCTACTTACCGTTATCCAAGCCAGACTCAAACCTTGGCTGCACAGGAGTACTACATGGGCGGGACTAAAACGCTTATTGACCAAGCGACTCGTGATGCCTTGGTAGACCAAGGATATGGGGAGTACATAACACCAGCATGAGCCTACATCAACAGCAAACACATCCAGAGTTCGTAGAAGGTTGCTTCGGCTGCAAGGTTTCTACCTTGAGTTTAAACGCTGGAGAAGCAAACTCTAGGGTATCTATGCCCACTAAGAAATGGGATGCAGAACTGGCGGCATATAGAAATGCCAGAGCACAAGGCATACAGCCTGATGGAACAAGCATGAAAAAGATTCAAGATGCAGTAAAGATTTCAAATGAAACAGGGAAGGCATACGGGGCATAAGGAGGAATCATGGCTGCTCGCAAACCACGCAAGAAGAAGGCTGCACCAAAGGTTCGCACAGTCAAAGATGAGTCATACTCAGAACTTGAGATGTACTGCATCTGGCTTAACGAATACTACAACTCCTTGATTAAAGCAGGCTTTAAGTCTGAACTAGCCCTGTCCTTTGTAATGGATAAAGGTTCTTATCCAAGTTGGGTGAACTACCGTTCCCCTTCTGAGGATGAGATTAAGCGGATGCTGGATGAAGATGATGACGACTAATCCAATCGTTCCAGAACCAATGTGGGGACTGCCCTCTCCCACCATAGAAGATGAGGACATTTACGAAGATGAGGATGAATAATGTGCATTGAGTGCAACTGCTTCGGAACTGTAACACCCTATGG